ATTTACTCGCCTGCCTTCGCCTTGGCGATTTCTTCGGCCAGACGCTCGGCTTTCCAGCGCTTGTCCACCTTCACGCCGAGTTCTTCAGCCTGCGCGCGCAGAGCGTCGATGTCGTCGGCTTCGGGCTCGGCGTCCGGGTCCGGGATGTCGGCCGGCGAGTCATACCAACCTTCGCCGAGTGCTTCTTCTGCATCAGCATCGTCCACGACGAGCGAGCGGCCATCCGCTGCGTACTTCCAGCGCGGGTATTGGTCCATGGTGTTCTCCGGGAGTGGAAATGAAGAACGGGCCCGAAGGCCCGTCCAGGTTGCCGACGCTTACTGCGTCAGGCGGCACGCCCACTCGGGGCGCAGCGCGGCGTAGCCGGCCAGGATGTCGAAGCGGCAGAGACGCTTGTTGTTGGTGATGTCGAAGCCACGCACGAAGCGCAGCGAGACGCCATCCGACACCATGCGCTCGGACATATCCATCCCGCGCGGCAGGTCCATGTCCACCGTCACCAGCGTGAACGCGTCCTTGTGGAACAGCACGTTTTGGCCGTTCAGCGTGTTGGCCGCACCGGTCAGCACCGTAATCGCTGCACCCGAAGCCGGACGGGCGGTCACGTTCTGGTAGGCGCCACCGGCGATGATGGCCGGCGAGATGACGGCCGTCAGGTTGCCCGACGCGTCGGACGAAACGTCGGCCGTCACGACGAACTGCTGCAGCAGGCCGGTGGACTGCTTGTTCTCCGGGTTGACTGAGAACACGCCAGCGATGGTGAACACGTCACCAGCGCGCAGGCGCAGCGCAGCGGCAGCCGTCCAGCCGTTCGTGACGAGCGACGTGGTTGCGGCGTAGGGGTTGTCGGTGGAACCCGAGTTGATAATGCCCTGGTTGGCACCGTTCACCAACGGCGTGCCGCCTTGCGGACCAGCCTGGTGCGTCGGCAGGTTCTGCGACATCTGGAAGTCCATACCCAGCGCCGTACCCATCATGCCGGTGCGGTACTGCTTGCCGACTTCCTGCTGCGAGTTGAACAGCCCCTTCAGGCCATCAACCATGTACGCCTGCGACAGCGGGGTCAGCGCCAGCGTACGGTTGCCGTCACGCGGGCACGCGTTGTTGTCCAGGGCGACACCGGCGTTCAGCGCTGCCAGGGCGGTCGTCGGGGTGGTGCCCGGCGTGCCGGTGAAGTTGTACACCTGCTTATAGAGCGATGCGATGCGCATGTCCAGTTCGGTCGCCAGACGCTTGCCGGCCGGCTGCAGGTAGCGCTCCGAGAACTTGTCCACCGACAGCGTGAGGTCGAAGTCGGTGAAGTCCCAGTCGATACCGAATTCCGGCTGGATGGTGATCGACACCGGGGTTTCGTTCACGTCCTGGAAGTTGGCGGTTGCGCCGGAGCGAACCGTGAACTGCACCGGGCGGCGAACGTTGACCGTGGCACCGGCCTTGGCTCCGGTCTTGGCGAACTGGTCGTTGTACTCGCGGTTGATGTTGCCGAGGAATGCCGACTCGTTGTGCAGAATGCGCAGCGTTTCGGCAGTGATGATGCTCGAGGTAATCAGATTGTCAGCCATGACAGGCTCCTGTTATCGCTTGCCGTGCGTCTGCTCGTTGCGCCATTTCGCCCACCCCTCAGGGTCTTTGGACGGGTCAGGCGCGCTGCCGGCCGCTGCTGCCTTGACGGGTTGCAGGGGCTTCGGAGCGTTGCTCGGCTTGGGTTCGGGTTTCTTGGCGAGATCGGCTTCGATCTGGCCCAGCTTTCGTGCTGCGCGCAGCGGAGACATGTCGGCGAGTTCTTCCGCGACATCGAGATTCGTGCCGAGGTAGTGGAGAACCTTGTGGGGCTCGTCCGTCTCGAAGATCGCCTGCATCAGAGGCACGGGCTTGCCCTTCGCATCGAACAGCGGCGAGATCTGTTGAATCTCGGACAGTGCCTTGTCGAAGTCGCCCTTGAATGCCTTGACGCCAGTCTCGTAAATCTGGTTGCTGCGGTCGTTCAGCCGCTGGGTTTCGGTCATCGCGCGCGCTTTTTCATCGGCACGACGCTCGACCTCATCCGGCGTCAGCGTTTCCTGCTCGCCATTCGGCTGCTGGCCTTGTCGTGTTTGCTCGAGCTGGGCGGAGAGTTGGTACTTCTCCCGCGTCAGCCGTGCCACACGGCGTTCCAGAGCTTTCGCAGCGCGTTCTGCCGCAGTCGGTTCAGGCTTGGTGCCCTCGCCGCCTTCTGGCGTTTGCGCTTCGCTGGCGTTGTCCTGCCCCGCGATCTCAGGAGTTACAGCGGATTCACCCGAAGGGATTTCGGTGACATCGGGAGTCGTCACCTGGCTTTCAGTCGTCATAGCTCTCGGCTAAGTGGGATCAGGCCGTGTCCCCGGCCAGTGGGTTACTGCTGGAACTGCTCGGGCGGTAGCTCCTGCGGGGCTTCCGCGCCTTGTTCGGGCAAAGAAAAACCGCCTTGCGGCGGTTCGGGTTGTGCTTCTTGTGCCGGCATGGCCGGGGGCGGCGCGCCGCCCTGGTCCAGCGGATCGGGCTGCATCAGCGCCTGCATCACCAGTTGAGCGGCTAGTGTGGCGATCTGTTGCGGGTCGGCAGCAGGCAGCGTTACCTTCAGGCGGTTCGTTTCCGCGTTGTAGGCGTCGATCTGGGCCTTCAGCGTGTCGTTGGAACGGTCGCCTTCGAGCTTGTTGTATTCCTCGCCCATCTTCTGCAGCAGTTGCTGGCATTGCTGCAGCTCCTGCTGCATGCCCTGCATCTTGGCCATGACCTCGGGCGGGATGTCGGTCTTGTCGCTCTCGATGGCCTGCACCTGTGGCGGCGCCATGGCCAGCAGCAGCTTTGCTACCTTCTCGGCGTTTGGCCAATCCTGGTTGCGGATCCATTCCGGGCCCAGCACAGGGATCAGGTTCGGCGCGCGCTGAAGCAGTTGCGCCATGGCCTCGCCAGACTCTTGGCGAAGCGAAGTGAACGACGGGCCGACCTTCACACGCACGTCGTATTCACCGACGTTCGGGTTGATCGTCACCACTTTGCCGTCACGGTTCTTCGCCGCCGGCTCCGGCATGTTCGGGTCGATCTTCACCGAGTCAGAGGTGCCGTCCTCGCCCAAGATGCGGGCCACGCGCGGCGTGTCGTAAATCTGCGGGATCATGTCCACCACAATCCGGCCTAGGTGTTCCATCGAGCGCGACAGATTGTCGATGTAGTGGAAATTCGCCGTGTCGCCCTCGATCTTCCGGGCGTTGATGGCCTTGCCGCTCGTCTCGTTCGACGGGGCGCCGAGGTTCGCGCGGTACATGCCAATGGACGCTTGGATGTCCGACAGCGCCATCTGGCCGCCCTGGATGAAGCTCGCGGGGATGGTGGGCGGCGGCAGGCGCGTGGGCTGCGGGATCTGCGTGTCGCCGTCCTCGCCATAAGCGTTCCACGGCAGGTATGACCGGTTCGACGTGTTCGCGCCCGCCCAGATCTCTTCGTACCCTTCGATGGCTTCAGCCGAGGCCACCCACGGCGACTTGGGCTGCAGCGCCACGGACTCGATATAGGCCGACCGCTCGTAGTTGTACGCCTGCTGGGCATCGCGCATCCGGCGGACCATGCCGCACAGGTAACGCTTGCCTTCAACCCACAGCTCGTACCCAAGGACCGGGATCAGTGGAATCCACTTCGACGGGAAGTCGGTTTCCTCGAGAATCTCAGCGCCGGACATCGTGAGCCAGCGCACCGATCGTTCTTCGGCCTCGTAGGAGCCAGTCACCTCGGGGCGGAAGCCGGTCGTCTGCGCCAGGCGCCAGTATTCGTCCTCGGTCAACTCCATCGTGCCGTCGGGACCGCGCACCAGCAGCCGATTCGACTTCTTGCTGACGACCGTGAACCGCTCGGCAATGCGCAGTCCGTCCGTCGTGAACCAACCCGGCGCGGTCTGGCCATTCCACGATGCCGGCTTTGCACCCTGGAAGCGGCGCTCGAATGCCTTCTTCGACAGGGTGGACGTCACCCAGCCCCGCGTGGCGTCGGACCCGTCCGGCTCC